TATCTGATGAACCATAAAGTATTCTTTGAGTGCGTGTCTTAATCCTGTCATAATTAGTTTTTTTTATTTGTTATTTTTTTTAATTGATTAAATATAGATTCAGCATTTTCACTCCAGTACATATCACATTTATTATCATTAAAAGGTGGCTCTACAAAATACGATTGCATTAAAGATTCCTTAGCTGTATATCTTTTGCAACTTTCTTTTATCGGACAATCTTCACCTTTGCATTTAGTAATATCCATTGTGTTTAAATTAGGTTTTAATGCTGTGTTAAAATTAGGTTTTAATATATTTTTCCATTAATAATTTTTAGATTGTAAAAAGTATAATTGCCTGTTTTAATATCTAATTCGCAGTAGGCGAAGCCAGTGTTCCAACGATTTATGGGCATGAAATATGGCGTTTTTCCACATAAGCAACCGACTGAATGCACCGAAATAATATCACCATTCATTGTAGTTTCAGTATTAGAACTTGTTTTGTGATAGTGGCCTACTACTACATTTGATAAAGTTTTTAAAAAAGTACCTCGAGCTGGATTAACTCCACCGCTACCTCCGAATAATTCGTGTCCATGTAGGATAAATAATTTTCCAATTTTAACAGGCCTTTTATCTTTTACAATATCAATCTTTAATTCTCCAAGTCTTAATCTACTTTCTAATTTAAACTCAGGATCATCAAATATTTCGGGTGCTTTTAAAAATAACCATTTCTCCCAGCGTTCATCGTGATTGCCTAACTTAAAAACTATTTTAGCTTTTGGGAAGTGTTCACGTAGCGAACTTAAAAAGATACGTGCAGCTTCAAACTCTTGATGAACTTGTCTTTGTCTCCAGTCTTTTTCATGTCTTGATATACCAGCAAAGTCTAAAACATCGCCATTAATTAAAATACAATTTACTTTTTTCTCTTTACCATAATTAATAGCTTTCTGAATTGAATCGTTATCCTGGTAGGGAATATGTAAGTCCGATATGATTAAGGTTCTTGACTGACTAATTTCGTAAGGTTCGAAAGTTTCTGCATAGGATTCAGGCATTACAAACTCAATGTTTTGATCTAAGAACTCTCTAGTTGCTAATTGTGATTTAGTTTTTTCACCTTTTTGTCCACGATAATATCTTAAACAACTTCTAACAGCATCAACACTAGTAAACTGTTTATTGTTTTCTGCATAGATTTTTTTAGCCAAAGTTAAAGATGGGAGCTTCGGGAACTTAGTCAAATAAGATTTAATTAAATTACTTACAAATGCATTTTTCATTATTTTTTTATTTTAAGTTTATAATTTTTTGCTAAGGTAATTAATTCATCTTTGGTAAATTTATAAGATCTTGACAAGTCTGCCATATCTTCAAGTTCCTGAACTTTATTTATTCCTATTTTCTTTACTAAACCTTTTCGATATTCGATAAGATTACCAGCTAATTGTAGGTTGCAGTAACTGCATTGTTTATGCACATTATCTTCGTTAAATATTAATTTAGTGTATATTTCAGCTTTCAAATAGTGTCCAGCATCCCACTTAGCATCGGACTTATTACAACTAATACAAGGTAAATCTTTGTCTCTTTGTCTAATATATATCTGAAAACTTACTCTTGCTAAATTTCGCAACTGGATTAAACTTTGGCTATCTACTTTCATTTGCTTAACTCTCTTATTCACTTCCTTTTCTGAGTTAAATTCCATTGAGCAGATAGCCGAACAAACAACTTGCAAGGTATTGAATGGTTTATAAAATTCGCCACATTGCTTACATTGTTTAAGTTTAATTTTCATATTGTTATTTTTTAAATACAATGTTTTTTTATAATTAAATTAATTGCATCTTTAAATAATATATTTTTTTTTAACCATTGTTTATTAAAATTTGAGTAAACACTTAAAACTTTTGCGTTTTCAATTTCTATTTGATTATTTTCAACAACTCCCTGAACATATAAAAAATAAACAGGTATTATTTCTGAACTAATATATCTGCATAAATTTTGAGCTAATATTTTTTGACCAATAGGTAAGCCATTAATTTTTTCGCTTCGTTTAACTTCAGCAAATATTAAAACTTTATCGCTTATTTCTAATACCCAATCTAAATCAGTTGGTGTACACTTGCCAAAATTTCTGCCTTTAAAATTAACAACATAAGAATCTTTTCTATTAAAATCCCATTCACCTTTTAATGGTTTAAAATTGTCCTTGTTCTGCTCCATAATGTTCCCAATTAATTCTATTTTGTCTACTAAAATAATCTAATTTATTTCCTATACACATTCTATCAACCATTTCATAAAATGCTTCTGGCTTTCTTGAATGTTCTCTTCTTGATTCTGTAATAATATCACGCTCAGAATTTCCATTAATAATTGGATTTCCTTTTATTGCAATTAAACAAAATTCAACTTGCATCCTTATTGTTCTACCTAACCCCATTTTTACTTTATCCCATACTAAAGTAGCTTTGTAATTATAACCCCATTCATTCAATATTTCAAAACTGTCTTTTAAAAAAGCATGAGTGGTCCATAAAAACAAAACACAATCTTCTGCTTCGGGTAATTCAATTTTTTTAATTTGTTCAACGCTTAATGTAGGGTAATCCACTGCACCTCTATTACTTTGAGAATTATAATCATCACTTGAAAATCCACCTTTTTCGTTATATGCCCAAGGCGGGTCTATTGCTATAACGTGATATTTTTTATTTTTAAGTGATAAGTTTTCAGTTTCAATTTTAACTTTAATTTCTTCAATTTTCTTATCTCTAATTTCTTTTTTCTCATCTTTTTTAATATCCTGATAAACTTGATTAATACTTACTTCTCCAGTTCTTAATTTTTCTTTTATTTTTTCAGGTGCTTTTTTTACTACTACATCAAATTGTGCTTTTTTGCCTGTACTCCATCCAAGTTTTTCAGCCACTATTTCTCTTGTATTGTGTTTCTCCGTCTTGTCAATAATTGACAAAACGGGAATATCTACACCTTGTTTTAAAGTTTGTAATTGTTTTTCTTTACCTTTTTGTTTTTCTAAATCTTCTAAAGTTGTTATTAATTCGCCTTTAACAAAATCTTGTAAATTACGTCTACCAAATTGGTTTTTAACCATCCAAATTTTAACACCCAATTCACTATCAAATTCTTTATCAATAGTTTTATATTCTAAGCCATGTTTAAAAGCTATTTGATATCGGTTATGTCCTTCAATTAAATATCCATTCCATAAAACTAAAGGATCACGAATGCCATCTTTTAAAATGTTTTCTTCTAATTGTTTAAATTCTTCAGCAGTTAATGCTGGTATTAATTTTTTAAATTCTTCTTTTATTTCTATCATAAATTATTTAAGTAGGTTCTACATTCTTTTATCCTGGAGTACATTGATTCGATTACCTGGTTATCTTTTTTAATGTGAAATTCTTTTATTCTTTTGGCTATCGGAATATTATTGTAACTGTGATTACGTTCAATTTCTTCTACAGCTAATAAGTATTCAGGATTCTCACTATCAATCATTCCCATCTTCCAGCTTAATCTTCTTTTTTCATCCTCAACTAATTGGGTAGGGGTGTCAATTAAAACGTAAGCTAAACAAGCATCTTCTAACCCTGTTAATTCCATATACGCCTGGAGCTGATAAAAGTATCCTTTAGTCGGTATCTCGGTTTCAAAATGTGGGAATGTATAAATGTCCCAGCTACTTTTAATATCAATTACGTTATCGGATACGATGTCGGGAGTACCACTTAAAAACTCATTTGAATACCATTGCTCATTCTTAGTGTAAAATCCACCTTTAAAAACTGAATAGGTACTAATTGCAATGTCCTCAACTTCAAGTCCTTTCTCAACATATTTATTAGTAAATTCCTTTCTGATGCCATAAGTTTTTTCGATAAACAAAGTCTTTAAATACGATTTACAGGTCTCACCCATTTCGTTTTTGGCTCGGCCATTAGTCATTATCTGACCAATAGCTGAAGCTCTGAATTTTAAATCGTTAAACATTTATCAATGCAAGTTTAAGTACATTAGACTGAGAACCGCTAATTGTATAGTTCTCCATTGCTTCCTTTACTTTATCGGACTTACCTTCTTGAATAGCTGTAATCATTTTCTTTAAAGTTTCGGGAGTTAACATTGGTTTACTTTCTTGCTTAGGTTTTACACTGGCATCGTTCCCATCATCATCAGTTGATTCTAAAGCTAATAACGAACTAATATTATATCTTCTAAAGTAAGTAACAGCAGAACCAAGTTGTTGTGGATTTAAACCGCTAGGCATACTTATCGAACTACTAACTGATTCTCCTGTTTCGGCACAAGTAATAACAGTTGTAACTAGATCATGATTAATTGGCTGTAGAATGATTAAACCAAGTTCTGATAGCAATGGCTTAACTTCTGCTAAGATGTCGTTTAAAGTAGTATATGAGCTTTTAAAATGTGGATTTTTACCATCCTTCTTAATAGCATTTACTTTGCTTTGAAATTGTAATAACTTTGAATTGAGGTTTGGGGTTTTCATGATTTCTTTTTGGGGTTTTAAAATGGTGTGTTGTTTGAATCGTATACGGTTTTTCCGTTACCGATGTAGCTTGCCTTAACTTTAGCAGCTCGTTCTTCTTTGGTTTGTCCAGTTGTTATGGATGCATCTTGTCCATACTGATTAGGTTGGTCGTTTAAAATGATACTGATATCATAATACTCGGCTCCATTTTTACCTGGTTTGATTCTTGACTTATCTAGTTTAGTTAAGTCGATTGATGCTGCGATAATTTTACTCATGATTTATTTGGGTTTATTGGTTTATATTTTTTGTTCTAAAATGTCTAAAAGATAATTTAGTTTTTCTTCATCGGTAAACTCATTTTCTTTAGATATAAGTTCAACGTATCGAATGGCTTCATCTTTAAAGATATAACGATGCTCCGGGTAATTAATATCTAAAACTAATAACTCATTAGGATACCAGTGTTCAGTTAGCCAGCATTGGTTATAACTACCGCTGGTGTAATCTTCAGGGTCTAAGTCGTACATCATATCTAAGTATTGAGTTGGTTAAACGTAAATAATTACTTGTTTCGATTCTCATTTGCATTTCAAGTCCGCATGTTATTTGTCCCTGAGCTGCCTGTTCTAAAATTAAACTTTCTAGTTTAAATATTTTCTCGTATGATTCCTGTATTTCTTTTTTCATATAAATTTTTTTAAGTTTTCTTGAATAAATAGTTCCATTACTTTTACTTGTTCAAAGTACCTTGCACGTTTGCCAGTAGAATTTCTAGGTAAATCATCAATTATATTTTTTAAACGATTATTAAACATTTGCACTCGGTTAAGTTGTTCAATATCTAATTCAATATACATCATTGATTTACTAATAAATGGTTCATTTGTCGGCATATCGGATGGCTAAGAAACGTTCGTATAATTCTTTATTAAAGTGGCCTTTATTTTCCCACCAATTAACAGCATAGCAGTAACGGGCCATGCACCATACTTGATTACAGCTCATGTTTTTCATCTAGGATAGTTTTTAAGGTGTCGTGATAAACAGCCATATAATCAGCTTCTGAGCAATCTTGTATCGTATCGGAATAATACGCTCTTGATATAGGGCATAAACTAATTGATGGGGTTGTTCCAGTTTCAAGCATGATACATTTATCTTCGCTAAATACTTTGTAATAAAAAATTAAAGACTTTCGGTACTTAGGAAGTTGGATGTCTAAAATTTCAATAAATTCTTTTGTTGATTTGATTTCGATTTTCATGATTTGTTTTTTTTAGGGGTTTATAAATTTTGTTCATCTGCAAATGAATAATATCCATCTTCAGTAATAATAATATGATCTAATAAAATACTATCTAATAATTTTAAAGACTCTTTTACTTTCTTTGTAATATCTTTATCGGGTTGGCTAGGTTGCAAGTTCCCTGATGGGTGGTTATGTGCTAAAATAACACTACTTGCTAAACTATCAACAACGTACTTTGCTATTAATTTAATATCAACTACACTTCCAGTTATACCGCCTTGACTTATCTTAGCATAACCAATGGTAGTATTATTTCTATTAAGCAAAAGGATAAAAACACTTTCATAAATTGAGATGTCATCGGAATAAAATTGTTTAATAAATTCAAATGATTGCCTTGATCCAGTAATTTTTTGTTTAGGAAAATCAGATTGTAATTTTTTCAATCCGTATAATGATATATTTTCCATATTAAAAGTCGTGAGTAGGATAAACTTCAATTATTTGTTCTCCAGTGCTATCATCTATATAATAGGTGTATTCTCCGATTGTTATGTAAACAACGTTTTCTGATCTAATATCTATATTCATATTGCTGTGATGTTAAAGGTTTGTATTATTTTAACTTTGTTCATCATAACTACATAAGCATAAAGTCTGCAGTCTTCAATGGTTTCCCACTTTGTTAGTTTTGT